GGTCCTTGTTACCTTTCTGATAGCCGGGACTACTGAATGTACCGGAGTATTTAGCTGTAATATTTTTAGTTATATGTTCAGATGTTCTTGCAGAAAAAACTGAAAACTCAATATCATTTGAATCATCACCACCACCTGATATACCACCAGCAGATACTATATTTATATTACCTAATATACCATCATTGATGCCATCAGATAATTGTATTGGTCCAAGAACTGCGTAACTGTCTATCAGTTGATCAGATCCACCTATGTTATCGTCTTCAGCAGTTTTATCGAACTTCCTAAGATAACCATCTTTACAACCTACAAGCATATCTCGCAAACTGGTATCGTTAGCAGCATAATAAAATAGAGAATATGCTCCGCATTCATCTGGATATACTTCAGGAAAAAACCCTTCAGTCTTTAGATCATACCAATAATTAGAATTAGAACCATCTGATAATTTGGTGATACATACATGTATACCATAATCTATCCGATTATATCCCATAGTGATGCGATGTGTTGATGGATCAGCGGCTTCATCTTTTATCAGATCTGGCAATGCTATTGTCGATAGGCAAACTGGAATCCCCGGAATAGTAGTTTTATAAAACCCATTCGTGCCCCAGAAATATAAATTTCCTGCACCGTCCCAACAATAACTATTAGCACCGAAGATACCGGTGGTTAAATCAAGTCCACCTAATTCTCCACCATAGGCTGGATCGGCTGATAGATACCAAATAGAGGTAGCACAACCAAAGATAAGATAATCATCCTTGTATGGCATAAGACAACGTATGATGTCACCGAGTTCACCAGCATCAGCGTTACCGCCTTTTACTGGTGTTCCTGCATCACCTGCAAGATAAGAAAAATCCCAAGGATTAGTTTGACGTGCCATATACCATTGATCACCGTGTTCTGGATTGCCGGACATAATCGGTCTGCCCATATATAGACAACCAAGATATGCTTTGTTGGGCATAGTGCCGTAAGTAGTTTCATCACCGTTATAAACTGTCCAATCATACCAATGTGGTGCGGCTGTGACAGTAGTTAGGTTTGTACTTGTGATTACGGTATCTGCACTGGCATCTTTAACATCATGCGTAGTTGTAAATGCTGTAGCTCCACCAGCATAATAAGCATATCCATATATAAGATGTGCTCCACCAGCCCATGCTGATATAAAATCTACAACCATGTAAGCATACTTGCTACCAGTTTGATCTTGTACAAGGATGTCACCATGCGAAGGAAGATAAGTAGTAATTTCAGCATCAGATGTTAATTTTGTATTAACAAAATCTGCTACTTTTAGATTGGCACCATTAACTATAAATACTTTCTGATATGCCTCGAACATATTGAGTTGATCGCTCGTGTCAATAACCCCACCACTCGTATCCAGTTCTGTCATTGTTCCAGCCACAGCGTCTAAATCCTCATAAAAAATATCATCATTACCAGCAACTACAAGTCGTTTGTATGTTATTATATCAGCAAGAGTAACCACTATTAAAGAACCTCATGCCATATCTTATCATTTGCAGCCGCTACCAATCTCTTGATCGTCAACATGTTGTTCTCGCCAGTCCAATCCCAATCTGTACCTTCTGTCCCAGGTGGATCATCGTATGGTCCATGCCCGGCACCAGCACCACCAGGAAGTAGAATATAACTTACTCGTATTTGATCAAAATCAATAGTATCGAAAGTCCAAGTATCTCCTGTTGTTGTGCCGGTATCATTTGTAGCATCTATCCGCCATTCATAAGTAGTTCCGTAGGTTAATATACCAAACTCAATAGTCCATTCAACGCCTGCCTGGGCTGTTCCAACCAGTTCCCAAGAATCCCCTTGTTCACGAAAATAAACTTCATAAGTATCAGCAGCAGGATCAGAAGCATCCCAACTTAAAGGAGTTTCATCTAATGTTATACTTGATACTGCATCAGTAGGTGATGGATTAGTTGGTTTACCAGGTACAAGAGGATTACCCCAAGTTTCAAATAAAGCATCTATAGATGAAACTGCTGTCCAGTTACTACCAGAATCAACAGAAGTTAAAATTTCCCCATTAGTATATGTTGGAGATGAACTATCTGCTCTCCAAGATACTCTATTGTCTGCATCTCCACTTGCTGTTCTAATCACAATAGCATATCTGGTTGTAGCAGATAAAGTATAGGGCGTAGGAAATATATATTCTATCCATTCACCAGACGAACTTGTAGTATAACCAGACGGATCATCTGTAATAGAAAGACCTGTAATATCTGAACCATCTGGCTTATTGCTACCATCTACTCCTTGGATACTTACTGTCACCGTTCCCGGCGAACCTTTTCTAAACACTAATAATTTTACAGATGTTATAGTAAAACTTAAAACTGTTGTGAAAGTTTGTGCCCTCCAAGTAGCAGCTTGAAATCCAGAACTTAAATCATCACCTGTATTGTAATATTCAAATTTGGTTGCCATATCATGCCACCGAACTTACAGTACATATCGCCACTATCGGTTGCTCCGTATCGCCTATTTGCGTACCCGCTCCCCATTTTGCCAATCCCGGTCTTTGCCCACCACGTAATCTATTAGACAAAGGATCATATGGTCTAACATTAGACATACTGAATGATGTTAAGGGAGGTTGTTTCTCAGTTACAAAACCCTTATGAAGTCCTTTTATCGGAAAAAAGATTTCCATGTTATGATTCCAAAAATGGGCTACGGGTTATCAGGTGCCGTAGCCCGTTATGATATAATCTGCATATCACTCATCCTGGTGATAGTGGCAGTCGTATTAATCGAATTTATGGATGCGGTATGTCACCCTAACATCCAATGTACCATCTCCCAAAGTAGGATTATCATTGGGGATAAATAATTGAAGAGATGTATTCTTCAATGCCTCTAAATCTGTCGTTATAGCCATAGCAGAGAGATTATGAGGAATTACTCTAATCTCATCATTCGTCTGATCAATAAAATTCGTAGAGTCAATAGATGCTGATACATCTTGACCACCGGAATATTCTATGACCATATCATCTGTTGATTCTGTATATGCTGTGGCCCCATAATTGTACTTAATCACGGCACTGATAAATTCAAGAACTCTATCAGCACCAGGTGCAGGTACAAGTTCCTTAGCTGTAGTAGCTAAAGCTAAAAGTTCTCCTGAACTAATAGTTACTTGACGTTCATAAATTTTACCTGCAACTTTACCATCAAGATCTGTAAGTTGCTCTTCTATGTACCAACCAATATTTGCTCTGTTTGCTGGCATTTTAATTTCCTTTCATTCTCTGGGGTTATATTTACCCACCCTTATTAATAATTCGGTGCAGTTATACCGAACCGTGTATCTGTCCAACTCCTACCACGAGGTCGGGCTGGACCATCCAACATTGGCCCCAATTTGCGTGGGGCACTACGTTGGTCAACTTTGAAAGCATTTGGTAATGCTTTCTTGTGATAGTAATCTGTCCAGAATGTATCAAAGTGTTCATCCTGAGATTCCATTTCTGTCCTGGCTAAACATGCCGCCTCAATACTATCGTCAAATTGGTGTCCTGCTGGATGTAAATTATTCGGTGGATACACAATATATTGACTTGTAGTAGTATTATTAGTCGTCATGGTAGCAAATGTAAATTGTCCGGCAGCAGTATAAGCAGTGATAGTACGTGACTTGCCAACATTCACACCATCTACAATATCAATCGTCCAACCTATAAAATAATCAGCAGCTTCCGTCCTGGTATCATCAGTTAATGTGGTATCATTACCAGCAGTAGCGATTCCACTTTCCATTTTCATACTATCGAAGTATAAAGTATATGGAAATTCAATCGTATCGACTGCATTTGGTCGTGGATCAACTAACAACATCCACAATCTTGTTTGCCCAAGAGTTTCATCAACAGGTTGATACGGCACTATGGCAGTTTTCCTCGGCGGACCACCAATAATACTTGGAGTTCTACGTGTTCTGATCTCTGCTTCATCACACCAGTCTATCGGCGTAGAGCGATTAGAACCAGCAGCGTATTGAATCATACCATCAGCAGAACCACTGAAATTCGCTGGTAGAATATATTTAGCATTATCACCGGCATCAGTTGGCACAGATGTAATGGCAAATGTATCGGTTGCTACCGGAGTCGTTCCAGTTAGATTGCCATCAGAGTTCAACCATGCAGTAACAGTACAGTCACCAGCACCATCATAAGCTGTGATCTGTGCGTAACTACCCGCACCAGTACCAGTAAGAATATAGATCCACCAACCTACAAGATCTGTGGCTGCATCATAAGTAGCTGCAAGTGTAGCATCGATCAAACTGGTAGCATCAGTTCCCGCATCGGCAGTACCGGTGACTCGTGTAGCGAATGTCACGCTCATTAGTCTACGCATCCAACGCCACCCCTTCCTTGGGCTATCGGCTATGAACATACTGATACCGTTATTGATATACCGCTTGCACAGATTGAAATTGTACTGGTCTACTGGTATGTGAAGTTGCCCGGTAGAACGGTATTCAACTATGCTAAGTTTCTCAGCCACACGCAACATCAGATCGGACATAGTTCGGGCATTTGATGGTTCTGCTGCCATTTATTTTACCTCTTCTTTTTTCTTATCACAATCTTTTGCTTCCTGCTCCAATTTATCAGTCAACTTCGCTCGTGCTACCAGAAGTTTGAGATTACTATCCAATTCAATATGTTCTTGTCTGGTCATTCTGGTGTTCTGAAGAACTGTGTCGATATTCTTTATTGCTTGATCTAAATTCATTTCATTCCCCTTTCAAACGTGGATTAAGACCCGGCCCGGTGCCCCACGTTTTCAAGGGCACCGGGTTACGAGTCAGTTAATTATCCTTGTAACATAAACAATGGACCTGTACCGGCATAATCGGCTTCTATTAAATGACCTGCATACTGCGATGTATCACTGGTTGGAACCGCATGACTGGAATTAACCACTGTATCAAAATCTTGAAGTGAACCATCATGTCTCCAGAAACAACCTTTGCCCTGATTGCCGATAACCGTACTTTGGGGGGCAACCCAACATGGTCCGACTTTCTGAACCCAGAAATACATATTAGCCGCACTAACTTCAACCGCAGGTACTCCTGCTACTGTGCGTGCAACTGATGCACTCGTTTGCAAAGCCGCATATGGATTGTCAAAT